TCTCATCAAAAGAATGGAAGAACATCCGGAATTATCCTGTATCGGGGGGCTGTACTGGACGAAAGGCGAAGGTGGGGTTCCTCAAATCTGGGGAGACCCTAAAGACACACTCATCAACTTCAGACCACAACCTCCAGACCCTAACGGAGGTCTTGTGGAGTGCTGCGCTACTGGCATGGGGTTCAACTTGTGGCGGTTGAAGATGTTTCGTGATGAACGGCTTAGAAAGCCATGGTTTAAAACCGTCGCGGATCACACAGGGGTTGGAACACAAGACCTCTACTTCTGGAGCGACGCTAGGAAGTACGGATACCGTTGTGCAATAGATTGCTCAGTCAAAGTGGGCCACTATGACCTAGAAGGCAAGTTTGGCCCTCCCGATATGATGTGGTGAAAGGAGAACATGAAACGTAGCAAGTTGAAGCCAGTTGAGGTCACTGTACCGCTCAAACTAGACCTTGGTTGTGGGAAGAACAAACAACCAGGATTTCACGGGGTAGACGTTCTAAAGTTCGATGGAGTGGATACCGTACTTGATCTTTCTTCTGGTAGTTGGCCTTGGGCTGATAATTCGATAGATGAGGTCCATTCCTCCCACTTTGTAGAACATCTAGAATCTCCGCAAAGGGTTCACTTCTTCAACGAACTCTATCGAGTTCTTAGAGATGGGGCTAAAGCCACCATCATTGTTCCTCATTGGTCGAACGAAAGAGCTTATGGAGACCCAACCCATAAATGGCCTCCCGTAGTAGGGTTTTTCTGGTACTACATGAGTAGAGAATGGAGAGCTTCAAACGCCCCCCACACAGGACTGACTTGTAACTTCGAAGCCCAATGGGGCCCGACTTTTGGTCCTCCCTGGACTCTTAAAAACCCTGAAATGCAGTCCTTTGCCATGAATCATTACATCAACGCCGCACAGGACATGATTTCTACTTTGACCAAGCGTGCCAGCATACCAAACAAGTAACAGCGCCTATCAGGGTCAGGGGCAGTTTGTATATCAGACCCAAACAATAACTCCACCTGCCGTTTCTGTCGGTCAAGGAGGAGGTAGGTGGTTTGGATACCACCCAACCTACGAAGAAAAGAAGGAACTAAAGTCAGAGATAAAACAGGTAGTCAGGGAAAAGAAGGAGATCGAGAGAAAACTCTCCTCTCCCAACCGTCAAGACCTGTACTACCTAATAGAAAGACTCCAAACGCTTCAGAAGAGACTCGACTCTTTAACAACCGAGTACGTCTACCTGATAGAGAGTTGGAAAACCTACCGTCAGAAACTAGAGGATGAGGAGGAAGAAGAGTTCCTGTTGTTTATATCTTCAAACCTATGAGCGAACCCTGGAGGTCTGCTGTTAATGAATTGAGTCAATCTGGACACTACAAGATGGTGATCCAGAAGATTGAATCAATGGAGCCTATAGTTCCGGTCTTCGACTACAGGCTTCAGTCCAATTTCGAGGAGATCAAATTCAAGCTCGCCCAGAAAGAGTTCTGGAGGCTTGTTCTAACCATACTGAAAGGCACTACCAATGGCTGAGTCTCAGACCGCCGAAACCCCAACCCCGGAAGTCACTCTCGACGATGTTTATCGTGATGCAGGTTTGGACAAGATCGCAGAGAAGACAACCCAACCAGAAGTACAACAACCGCGTCAGGAGCCTTTAAGTGTTCCGGACCCATACGACACGGAAAACTTCAAGGCTTACCAAGCTCGGCTACAGGCCGAGACGACTGAACTGAGAAAGAACCAAGCGAGTCTAGCGGCATACGTCACCAATGTAGAACGGGAACGTGCCAAATCCGCTCTGGAATCAGACATAAAAGTAGCTGTTGAGAGAGTCAACGAAGTAGTCAATCACCCTAAACCCAAGATAGTCGAGGCGATGCTCGATGCCGAAGCCAGAGACAATCCCAAGTTCAAAGCCCTGTGGGAAAACAGGTCCAAGAACCCGGTAGCGTGGGATAACGCTCTCAAGGTAGTGGCTAAGAAATTCTCCGAAGACCTGTCGGTGAAGGTTGATCCTGCTCTAGTGACTGCTCAACGCGCCAGAAAGGACTCGCAAAAACAGATGGCGACAACTGCCCCGGACGATCCGGACGAGAAATGGTCCGATGACTCCAAATTCTCAGATAACTGGGAACATCTTTTGGGCAGGTAGTCTCCAGAAAGGATAGGTAAGACCAGTGGCCGCAGTCGTAACCACTAATGCAACGGTACTAACCCAGCCGGTCAACTTTGTGTTGATGAAGGGGTTGCTTCAAGCCGCAAGAAAGAAACTGCCGTACTTCAACGGAACCCTTCCGGGGGAACTGATTAAGAACGGTGGTAGTTCAGCAGTCAAATGGGAACGTATCAACAACCTGACGGCTGTTACTACAGCCCTTGGTGAGTTTGTCGGTACGTCAGCTTTTCTCTTTGGCCGTTCCCTGGTAGTTCCTACTTACTCGTCCGTCACCGCGACCGCTGCCAAGTATGGCAATGCGATCCAAGTGACCGAGGAAGTGGATTTGTTCAACGTCAATACCAAAGCCGCTCGCCTGATGGACACCCTTGGAGCTAACGCCGGGGAATCTCTGAACACCATCGCGAAGGCCGAGTATGACAACGCTGCTGCTGCCAACACCCGCTTTGCAAACAACGCGGCTGGGGGTGCGGCGAACACTTCGGCAGTCGCATCGAAGATCGCTACAACCGACCTTCAGTTTGCGGTCAATACGCTGAATGTGAACTCTGCCATGCCTTTCACCCCGATGGCGACTGGTTCCAGAAACGTCGGAACCAACCCTATCAGGGCTTCGTACTATGGCATTTGCCATGTGGACGTTGAGGAAGACATCAGAGGAATCACCGGCTTCACCCCGGTAGAGACTTACGGTGGTTATACCGAGACCATGCCGTTTGAATTCGGGCATGTGAACGGTATCCGCTGGTGCTCCACTCAGGTAGCGACCATCCAACTGTCCGCCGGTAAGAAGACCGCCACGGGTTTTCGTGGTTCGACCACCATCAAGAACGACGTGTACAGCTCTTACGTTTATGGACGTGAGGCTATCGGGACAGTAGGACTTGGAAATATGCACGCATCCAGTTCCTATGAGATGTACAACCCGAAGTATCCGCCCGCTGTTGAGGTGATCTTCAAACCCGCCGGTAGTGCCGGTGCTGGAGACCCGTATAATGAAATTGCGTCTCTGGCGTGGAAGTCTTGGTTCGTTGCCAAGATTCTCAACCCAAACTGGCTCGTTAAGATTAAGAGCCTCGCCACTAAGCTGTAATAACGGGATGGGAGGGGGAAACCCCTCCCTCTACGCATGAATAGAGACAACCAGATTTACATTGAAGTCCGACTCTCTGGAAAGACATTCAGGATGACCTTTGGGATTCCTGATGCACAGGGTCACATCCCACAGACAGACTGGAGACCCGAGTGGATGAGGGAGAAGGTATCAAACGGCATGAAGTCTATTTTCGGGAAGATAGCGGAGGTCTAGATGTCAATGTCATTTATTGACGGGGTGAATAGAATCCTGAGAATCAACGGGATCATTCGTGGAGACACCGACCCCTTGCTGACGTTTTCAGACACCAACCACAATTCGACCTCTCAACTGGCTCAAATAGCCATTCAGACAGAAATTACAGAGTTATCCAGTAAAGCCGAGTTTCCCTATCAGCACAAGATCAATGGGTCTTTGACGATGGTTACAGGTCAAAGGACTTATGCTCTTGCGAGTGATTTCATTCAATTGTGGGGGATACCGGCGTTTTTCTATGACACGGTTTCTCAGTTCACCATCTACATGTATCCAGGTGGGGAGAATCAACTCAGGACGGATATTCAGACTTATAGAACCGATCCTGGGTATCCGCTGTGGTTCTACTTCGAATTGGGTACGACCCAACAAGTATCGTTCTACACAGTTCCGAGTGTGACCTACAACGGACTAGTTTTGACTTACGACTACTCCTCTAGTGTGAACGTGATAAATGCCATAGATGTGCTACCGCTTTCGACTACTGACCAGCAATACGCATTTATAGATATGGCGTGCCGTAGGTTCAAGTTTCTCTACGAGGGTAAAGTCGATATTCCTATGGACTCAGACCCGGTTTATAGAGAAGCCAGGGCTAGACTCTTCAGTCTGATGGGGTGGAAACAACCTCCCAAGCTCTACGGTAAGACTTACGTTCCCGCTCAAGATATGTATAGGTTCTGATGGCTCTACAACAGGACTTTTCCAAGGGGGCTGAGCTTTGGTCGGATAACTCCAACATCCCAAGGATGGTGGTGACTTTCGACCACGGTTTGAATGAAAACGCCTCCCCCGGAGTGGGGGAATGCTCTCAGGGGTTCAACTTCACCCTAAACGCTACTCAGGCCAGTTTTATCCCCAGACAGCCTTTTGACCTAGCAGGAACAGCTACAAACGCTGGTAACAGTACGGGTATTCTTCAACTTATTAAGAGAGACAACACTGAAACCACTCTCACGGTGAACGGAAACACGGTTTATCTGTGGAATGGAGCCTCGACCTTCACTTCTAAAGGAACGGTAACCGCACCGGCTTACTTGAGGGATGCTTACTGGTCTCTTGGGGATTATTCAGTAATCTCAGATGTTCAACTCAACAACGTAGTAAAAAAGTGGGACGGGACGACTTTCGGAGACCTAACGACAGGGTTAGGGTCTACGTTTTCGGCTAAATACTGTGTAGAGCACCTGAATAGGATGTGGTTCTTCAACATCAAGTCAGGGTCATCTCTTCTACCTCATATGATCGTAGCCTCTAAATTCGAGGACCCGACGGTTCTTGATACTTCAAATAGAGGGGGACCGACTTCTTTAGGGGGTGGGACGTTCTCAACCGGACTTGAGGCGTTCTTTCTTCTAGTCCCAGACCTAAAACCTATCAACGGAGTGACGGTTTTCGCCAATCAACTGATTATCTCTACCGACAGAGGAAGGCTTTGGCTACTCCAAGGGACTTCTTCCAAAGACTTCCAGTTCGTAGACTTTCAAGACCACTCCCCGGCTATTGGGACTGAAGCCATAACCCAGATCGGGAATGACGTGATCTTCGTAAGACAAGGAGGGGCGATAGCCCTCTTGTCAGCTACACAGGCTTATGGAAACGTCTTCGTTTCAGACTTGAGCAGGTGGATACCTACCACTACAAACAATCTAAACACGATAAACCAAATCGTTTATGACGTTCTGAACCAAAGAGTCTATTTATTCATCCCCAACAAAGTATTGGTGCTTTTCAAGGACCTTCTCAATCAAGAAAGATCGAGGGTAGAGGGTGGGACTTCCCCGTGGGGGGTTTATACAACCAATGATTCATCCGGGTTTAACACGGTAGCTGCTAAATACATGTGGATACCCGGCACTCAGAATTACTCGGTGTTTTTCGGGGACTCTGTTGGTAGGTGGTTCAACATGAACGGAGGGGGGATTGGAGATGCCGGTTCCTCTCTGATTCCTTTTCTGAGAAGGTCAAGGCATATTGGGGTTGAAACGACCAACCCTTGGCCGTGGACTCAAGAAAACATCACGGGGCATATTGTCTACAGAAGACTCACCCCGATGGATGTTTCAGTGACTCTAGACTGGGATGATGAATACAACACCGCGACCAATGTAGTCTCCCTAAAAGGCCCTCCAGCGGGGGATATGGCCGCTTACTACAACACAAATATCTTCTACAACCTGAGTTCTTTCTACAACGCAGGTTTTAGTTTTGCAAACCGAGTGTCTTCGATAAACCTAGACCCAGGGGGTAAAGGACCTGGGTTTTACCTGAGTCTTTCCGGGACTTATGGTCAAAGCTCAATTCTTCCACAGATAGACAGCATCGAGTTCGATTGATGACCAGCAAAGAAAAAAGAGAACGACTTCTAGGAGACTCAAGGCCCTTCATTCGTCAATTCACCAAAGACGACCTATGGGTCATGTGGGCGGCTTACGACATGGGGTCTTTCCCAAATCTTGGGAAGATGGACAAGGAACAATTCGTTGGCATGTTGCTTGAGTTGTGCAAGAACAAATCCTCCTGTCTGGTAGTTGAAGACGACTGTAAGTGGTTCAAATCCGGTCGTGGTCCGGTAGCTTTTGTGGCTATTACAAACTACGGATGGAGGATCGAACCTCATGTTGATTTCTTCAAGTGGGCCACTCCAAGAATTATCTTGAGGTCGAATGTAGCGTTCTTCCAGATGGTCAGATACTCCTCTCAAGTAGGGGTTTGTGAGATCAGGTCTATTGAAAAACACGCCAATCTCTTTGAACACTTGAAAAAGTACGGACTGGTTTTCCCTTGTGGGAAGATTCCCAACGGTGACCCAAGGGGTGATGTATTTCTCTACTACGCAAAAGGAAGGAAAGAGCATGCAAGGGCTGATGGGAATCGAAATCAACTACAACGGGACGATCATGGTTGGTCAGGAGAAAGTCCAAGTGAAAGAAGGAATGGCGACCTTTCAAAACCAGACGTTCAAGGTCTCGAAAGAGGGAGAAGTA